GAGGAATCCGAGTTCAACGACCGGGCGGCCGATGCGGTTCGGATCGGGGAGCAGGAACCATGATTTTTCCCCGGTGGCCCCGGAGATGATCCGGGGGATGTACTCTCCGACCGAGATGGTCAGATCCTGGAACAGGTTCTGCGTGATGCTCGTCTGCTTGGTGTCCTTCACCTCGACCTGCAGCGCCTTCACGATCTTCTTCGCGGTCATCTCAAGGGTCGGGGGGACGAGGAGTACCTTCGGCCGGGTGCCGATCGGGGTCTTGTTCTTCAGCCCAACCTTCGCCATCGTCTGCGCTGCTGTATCCAGGTTGTCGGCGGAGAGCGCCAGCGTGAGACTGTTCCCGATCGTGTCGTTGAAGACGGTGGCGTGCGGGCCGTTCTCGTCGCAGATCAGCGAGGTCGCGAACTGCTCGGTGGTCCACTTCGCCATCTCCCCCATCTCCTTGGGGATGGTCGTGAGCGCCCCGAGATCGTCGTTCACGAAGTCCTCGTACGTGAACGCGAAGGTGTCACCGTACTTCTCGACGCGGTAGGTGTACTTCCCTTCGTCGAACCCGGAGATCGGGTATTCGGTGCCCTGTTTGACCTTCGACAATGTGCCGTCCTTGCGGTCAAGGTAGTGCCGCTCCAGGTCGCGGAAGTCCCTCACGTCGCGGTTGATCCTGCACCAGTCCTGGTAGGACGTCTCCGGGATTTCATATCCCGCGAGGAGCGTCCTGTCGATGACTCCACCGAGAAGTCCCGGGAGATCGCCGGTGGTCATGGCCTCTGCGAACCGGGCCGGGGCGATGCGCCCGTTCTGGTAGTCGTCAAGATACCGAACGGTTTCGGCGATCTTCTGCCGGTACGCGGGATCGGTCGCGAACCGCTCCCGGAGCGTCGGGCTGATGTTGCGCCCGTCGGTCTCGAACATTGTTTTTGCATCAGTCATGGGTCTCAAGCCTCCGTCGGGAAGAATTCCATCATCAGCGCCGCCTCTGCGAGCGCCGTTGCATCCGCGGCCTTGGTCGCCGTGAAGAGCACCACGTCACCGGCCGCGAGCACCTTGTGCGTCGCATTGAGGGTGCCGAGATCCAGCGCCGTGTACGCCACGAGTGCAGAGCCGCCGGTCACCTTGGTGGTCTTCTCCACGATCTTGTCGGTCCCCGCGCCGGCGGCGCCCTTGTCGGTCAGGGCGAACGTCCAATAGTTCGTGTCGTTCGCGGCCACGGCGTCCTTCGTGACGATCTTCGCCGCGTTGAGGGTGCCTGCGGTCGGTGCGACGAACACCACCTGTGAGGTAGTCGCGGCCACTGCTCCGAGCGGGACGACGATCGCCCGGCTGTTCGCAACGGCCGAGAGTTTCGGTGCGGTGACGTTCGCATTCAGGATCTTTGCGGTGATCACCCCGTTGGCGGCGAGCTGCGTCGCGCCGATGGTGCCGTTCGCGATGGTGCCCGCGCCTCCGGGTGCGTCGCTGTGGCGGACCTGGATGGTTGCCGTCAGTCCGGCTCCAACCGCCTCCAGAGCGATACCATAGTAGTAGCCGCCGGTCGAGACGTTGTCGAGGAGCGGCGTCTGGTCGTCGTGGTACCAGAGCACATCCCCGATGCTGATCCCGGAGCCGCCGTTGTCCTTGACGGAGAACTTGCCGACGAACGGGCCGGTGTTCACAGGGGTCTTCCCTGCAGCGTCTTCGTCATCCTCGGCAATGCCGGTCAGGTATCCGATCCGGACGGGATCGTTGCTGTCGGGCGCGTCGGGCTTGGTGCAGGTGAGATCCAGTTTCCAGCCCGGTTCATACTTGATGTTGTCTGCCATGTCTGATCATCTCCCGGCGGCGACCTTGGCCTCCGCCTCGCTCATCCCGAGTCTCATAAACCCGGCGACGAGTGCCTTGTCAGTCTCTTCGAGGGTCGTGGTCTGCCCGCCCGCCGGAGTGCTGCCTCCGAACCCGGAGACCTTGCCGGCGCCGAGTTTCGCGAGGTAGTCAGCCTCGCTCTTGATGGTGGCCTCGATCTTCGCGGCGTATGCCGTCTCGTCGATCTTGCCGTCCTTGACAACCGGGTCCTTCGCGAGGGCCTCAGTCACCCGGGCCTTCGAGATCTCCGGGAGGGTCGATGCCTTGACCTTCGCCTCGACGAAGGCCTTCGCCTCGACAAAGAGCTGCGCTTCCTTGAGCCTGGCGTTCTCGGCCTTCAGATCCTCGGCAACCTTCTGTGCCTCCTTGAGGGCGTTCTCCTGCTTTGCCTGCGCCTCCTTCACGGCGGCGCTGTTCTCGATCTCCTTCCGGACAGCCTCGATGATCTCGGGGTGCTCGGTGCGGAGCGATTCGAGCGTGAGTTTGGGTGTAGGTTCTCCCATGCTACTTTCTCCTGCTGTTTTCTGGTCGTCTGTCGGTTCTGGTGGCCTGGCGGCCCGGAACGCTTCCGCGATGGCCCCGCCGCGGCCGGGCACGGTGACGAAATCGACCGAGCGGGCGGCGGCGATCCGGGTGATGATCTCACCTTTCTTGCCCTCCGCCTCGCCGGTTTTCGACTCGCCCCACACGTAGTGGGAGAGCCCGATGTACGGTCCCATCTCGGTCACGGCGTCACGGTAGGCCGAGAAGACCCGGGCCCGGGCATAGACTCCCGGCCCCTTCGCGCCCTGCTCGTCCCACCGGGCGTCCTCAGTCAGGACTGCGGCGAGGTCACGGAGGTCCCGCTCCGGCCGCTCTTTCTCGTCGCTCTTGCTCGGGTGGTTCCAGTACATCTGGAGCCCGGCCGCGTAGACCCGGGCGTTCGCCGCCTGCTGCAGGACCTCCCGGGAGTAGTAGCCCGAGGAGCCCCATCCGGCGTCGATGATCTTGACCGGGATCGTGCCCTTGTCGTCGGTCTTTGCCTCGATGAGCGGGACCACGATCCCGCCGAACTCGCGTAATTCGCCTGTCACACTCTCCATCACTCCACTCATGTTGTCGGCCTCCGGCGGTACAGGATGGCGCACCGGCACCCGGGGAACCGGGGGGCGTGCTGGTGGCCGGACGGGAAGGCCTGGTCGACCGGGATCCAACCGGCCTGCGAGTTCTCCCGGCAACCGGCCGAGACCCGGTCGTCGCCGACGGTGCTCCACTGCTTTTCCATCTCCAGGCCGACAGCCGTCATCTCGTCGATGACGATCCGGTTACCAGTCTCGTAGGCTTCCGCCGCTTCAGTGACTGCGATCAGTTCCGCCCGGTTGCGGATGTGGCGCGGCCGGGTGACCCGGACTGTATACTCATCGTACTTCGCCGCGATCGCCCGGGCTACCTGCTGGTAGTTGTAGCCCTCCTCCATCCCTTGCGTCAGGATACGGGTGAGGTCGTCCCGGGTTGTCGCGTCGATCTCCTCGACGGACGCGGCCGCCTGTGCTTTGATGGCGGCGATCGCCCGGGGGTTTTTGAGGTCAAACGCAAAGCCGACCCCGAACTCCGCCACCCGGTGCTTCGCGGCGGCGGCGATCGCGGCCCCGGCAGCCTCCTCGATCGGGGCGAAGAAGTCGGCGAGTGTCGCCTGGTAGGCTGCTTCGAGTGCCCCCTCGATTGCAGGGGGGGTAGAGACCTCGCCGTAGAGCCCCGGGCCGACCCGCTCGAACTCCGCCATGAAGGCGGCCCGGTGCGCCCGGAACGCAGTGGCCATCTGCCCGGCGAGCTTCGTCTCGATGGGTTTGAGTGCCCGATCCCGCTTCCAGATCTTCGTCAGGGCGGTGATGCTTTCGAGGAGGTCGCGGAGCGGAGTCACGCCGACACCTCCCGGAGGTAGGTCTCCAGCCGCCCGATCGCCGTCGCGAGCGCAGCCTCGGAGTCGACCGGCTGTTCGCCCTCGGGGAACCACTCCTCAACCAGATCGTGCGCGTTCGGCTCTCCGAGAGCGTCGAGGAGGAGCAGGGAGACGTGCTTGATCGGCATCACGCCCGCCGCCGGTGCACCTTTGAGTGTCGCGGCGTGGACGATCGCATCCACCTGTTCGGTGATACTGTGCTCAAGGATCGAGGGGAACACAACCTCGACGGTGCGGTCTGTCGGCTCGCCTGTGTCCGGGTCGGTCGCGAGGGTCACGAACTTGTCGCCGTCGTCGTCCACCTCGACGGTCACCCCGGTGTGGAGCGGGCCGTTCGGCGCGATCGCGGCCTGGTCAACGACGTAGCCGAGGATGTTTTCAAGGACGGACGACCACAGGCGCTGCCGGGCCTCGAACTGGAGCTCCATCGGCCGCTCCATACTCTTCGCCGTTGCCAGGTTGCCGGTGGAGGGGTCCCCGGTGAGGTAGGGCTCGTTGATGCCGGTCGCCGAGCAGACCATCAGCATCAGCCGGCGGGCGTCGTCCATGCTCGTCGTGATGCCGCTCGTCTTGATCGGCTCCAGTTTCGTGCCGGGCGTCGTGGCCAGGATGCCGCCGACCTGCCCGCCGCTCTGTGCCCGGGCCTCGGCGAGGTTCTGCTGGAGACTCGGGAGCATCCCCTGGAGTTTGGAGACCGCACCGGTGACCGCCTTCTTGTTCGCGCCAGTGAGCTGCATCGCGAACTTGCTGAGGGCGTCGGTGATCGTGACCCATTTTTCTAAAAACACCTTGTAGGCGTGCGCCCAGTCGCAAGCCGCATAAACCTCCGAGACGCCGAACTGCATGTCGTTGAGCCGGTTGACGGAGACGTGGTAGATCGCCGCCTCCTTGACGGGGATACCGGCGATGTGTGACGGGTGCCCGCCGGTCGGGTTGTAGCGCCAGTCAGGATAATACGCCGAGTGCCGCTTGACCTCGCCGAACCCGGTCGAGGGGTTGAGCGTCGATGTGGACCAGACGCGGAGGTAGTAGCGGGGGTCCTGGGCGTCCTCAGGGTTGGCGATGATGGCGGCGATCTCGTCGAACGGGACTGTCCGGATCTTGAGGTGCCCGGTGCTCGGGTTGACGAAGAGCGCAAAGAACAGATTTCCAAATAATTGCAGTTCCGTCTCTAGCCGCATCAGGGCCTCGACGTCGCCGAGCACCGTGCGGTTGGTCGGGTCGGTGAGGACCTTCTGCACGACGGCGTCGACGGTCGGGTGCGTCGCCCGGAGGGTGGCGCCCTGCCCCCACACGTAGAGGCACTGCACGGCGACGGCCCGCTTGATGAGCGGGTTCTTGAGCCACCGGAGCCGGACCATCTTCGAGAGCGCCCGGAGGCCTTCGCGGGAGAAGTCACGGTCGCTGCCGCCGATCCGCTGCCAGCCCTGGTCGGTGAGTTGGTCTTCCAGGACGGCGAGCCGCTCGGTCAGGAGTTCGTAGTGGTCGAGGACCGCGACGACCTGCTCGGCGAACTGCTGCAGGTCCTGCGGGGCGGCGGCGCTGCTCATGCGACCCCCTCCTCCCGCAGCGTGAGCCAGCGGTAGAACCGGCGGTGCCAGAACGGCACGTCGACCGGGACTTGGAGCCAGCGCCAGACAGCCCAGAGGAGGCGCTCACCGGAGGTCTGCCACTCCTCCGCCCTCTTGGCCATATCGTCCGCCGGCTGCCCGATAGCGTGGAGCAGTTCGTGCCAGAGCCGGAGGATCACCACGGCGTCCGAGTCTTCCGGCCGGACGCGGATCGCGGCCCGGAGATCCATCCCGCCGCCGAGAGCCCGGGCGGGGATGTCGTCGTCAAAGACGTAGGCGACCCGCTGCGGGACCGGGAAGGGGAAGCCCTTCCACACCGGATCCTTCTGGTCGAAGTAGCGGACCTCCGGCGTGCCGGTCCGGACTGTGAACGTAAAGAAAGGGATCTGGGCGAGGAGCGGCACCAGCCTCTGCCGCAGCGCGTCGGTCTTGCAGTAGAGGTCGAAGGCGGGCATCGCCGTCACGCCCGCAACTCATCGACGAGTTCGCCGGTTTCCTGCATGATGCGGTCGAACTCTTCCTCGGTGACCTCGTCGTCTTCCCAGGCGTCGCGGACCGCTTCCAGAAGGTCGACGGTCCGGGAGAATCCAGCCTTCGCCTTGTGGTAGGCGGGGCCGTAGCGGGCGGCGACGTAGCCGAGCGCCAGGGTGGCCAGGGGCACGACAACCGGGACGAGGGTCTCGACGAGGTCAGTCATCGCCGTTCACCGTCCGGACCTGGTAGGGGACCTTGCGGATCCACTGCACCACTCGCCGGTCCTCCGTGGGCCGGCCGATCAGGACGTTGACCTCGTGCACTCCGGGCCGGCGGTAACGGTCATACCGGGGGTAGCGGACCAGGGCGATCCGGAGATCGTCGGACGCTTCGGGGCTCTGGATAGACTGGACGTCTTCGAGCGGGACGATGTAGCCGTCGACTTCCAGGCCGATGAGGTAATGCGTATCCGGCACGACCTCGCGGCCGACCACCCAGACGTCAGGGTAACGGTTCGGGTCGATGTCGTCGTAGGGGTTGCACGCCTCGATCTCCTTGGCGCTGTAGTGCCGGTACAAGCCGAGGATTGCGATGTCGTCGGGGGTGCGCGCAGGCGGCGCGAGAGGGTCCGGGGCCGAAGGACGAGAGAAGAGCGCGCGGATTGCCCCAAAGAGACCGATTATGGCTGAAAGGAGTTTTGACATGTCGCTAGCCTCCGTTTAGAGATTACAGAGGTCTAGGACGCGAATCCCCATAAGGGGGCGAGATTTTATAAAAACTGAGGGGTTTATATAGAGGGAACGTCGGACGAGTCGGACTCGTCACGGGCCGGCTCGATCAGCGCGTGGATCGTGTCCGCCATCGTCTCACCGTACTTCATGGTCGCGGCGAGCCGGTCGCGGTCCGCCCGATAGATCCGGATGTTGACGAACTCTGTATCTGGTTGGTCCATCTCGGCACCTTAAAAAATTAGATTGCCTGCGTCTTCCGCAGGTCTGCAATCAGATCGTCGATCTCTGCTCTGATGGATGCCTTGACCTCGTCGAGCGTCAGGTATTCCCGCTCCGACCCGACGAAAAATTCTAAGGCCTGATCATAGATCCCGTGCTCATCCTCTGCCATCCCGGCAAGGGCCTCCATCACGGATCGGGGGCAGATTCCCGGGGCATCGTCACCGGGGCGGGCTCTCGCGGTTGCATAGTGATCCATTACTTCCTGCTTTGTTACCATTTCTCTTTCACCTGTTACAATACATACATTGCATGTAATAGTATAAATAAGTATTGTTACTCGGGATTAAACCGGGCTGATGCTCACCTCGTCGTTGTACGTGACGACCTCGCCCTCGTGCGACCCGAGCGCCTTGAGTAGCTCCACGAGCGAGGCGTGAGCGCCGGAGAGTGCGTCCACCTGGTCATCGTGGGCGCCGTCCGGGAAATACTCTAGCTCCTGGAGGAACGTCCGGTTCCACTCGCCCCGGACTAGGATGACCTTGCCGTGCTCGGCGGCGCTGGAGATGGGTTTGGACCGCAGGATCTTACTGCCGGTCGACGGCCGGCCGACGACGGCGAACCCGGGCAGGGCGTCGACGAGGTTGTCGATGTGGTAGAGCGAGGCGCTGCCGGGCTCCTGCTCGACGATGATCGGGGTGAGGTGGCCGTCCATCGCGGCGGTCGCGGCCACGGACTCCATGACCGTTCCGGGGCTCTCCTGGAGCCGGGCGACGTCGAGGACGTAGAAGTAGGGCTCTTTGTAGCCGAGGAGGAGGCCGACCGTCCAATCAGGATCTTTGTTCTTCGTGGTGCGCTGGGACCCGGCAAAGTCCCAGTATCGGACGGCGAGGTCGATGGCCGGGGCCTGGTCGACGATCTCGAACCATTCCCGCCGGAAGTACATTCCGGCGACGGGGCGGATCTTCCAGTTGCCGTTTGCGAGCCGTTCCCGCTCGACCCGGTCAAGGGCCATGAGTCGACCCCGGTACCCCGGGTCCTTTTGCGTCAGCGCGGGGTTGTCGTCGAGTTTCGCCGGGGTGAACGTGACTGACGTCGGGACCGCGTCAGGGTATCGCGCCTTGAGATCCTCGGCGGAGTCGGCCCATACGAGTTCGTCGCCGGTCTGGACGAACCAGCGGAGTTTGCCTGCCCGGTCGGGGTCGGCATATCCGCTCTCGGGGTCGATCCACCACTCGATGAACTCGGCGACCCAGCTGTCGGCGTCGGGGTTGCAGGTCGCCCGGATACGGGGCTTGACGCCGCAGGTGCTCCGGTTCCGGGAAAGCATGTAGAAAAATTGTTTTTTGCTGAAATGCGTCAACTCGTCGAACGATATCAGGCAGATCTGGGATCCCTGCCAGTCGAGGCGGTTCTTCTCCCACTCCATGTGGGCAAAGGTGATCGCGGCGCCGGAGGGGAACCGCCATTCGAGTTGTTGTTCCCGGGAGACGCCGCCGAGCCGAGGGTAGATCTCCTGACTCTCGTCCCAGAGGCCGCCCTCGGCCCGGACCTGTGTGGTAGTCCTGCGGAAGATGACGGCGCCGAACCCGGGGACGTGGATCCACTGGAGTGGGTCGAGGAGCTCGCCAAATGTCTTACCGCCGCCGGCCGCGCCGCCGAATATCGTTATATCGGCGTCCGATTTCAGAAAGGCTTCTTGCGGTCCGGGTTGCGGCCTGAGCCCGAGCCGGTCCCAGAGGCTAGGGGGCGTGAGTGCCGGGGAGAGGTGCCGGGCGATAGCATCGGCGAGGGGGTTACGGGGTGAGGGCATAGAGCCTCCGTGCGATTCTGTCCCGGTATTCGTCGGGGATCTCTTCATCGAGGACCACGAGGATCTGCCGGAACTCGGGTGACTGGAGGAGGTTCACGTTCACGTTCACCGTCGGCTTCCCGTCGCCCTTCAACTCTCCGGTGATCTTCGCGAGGAACTCCAGGGTCCGCCGGACCTCGCTGAGCGCGAGACAGGCTTCCCGGGTGCCTTCCTTCTCGGCGTTGTCGAGGATCGCGATCGCCCTGGTTTTGAGCGTGGTCACTTGCTGGAGGAGGGTCTCGGCTTCGGCAACGGTCTTTTCCTCTTGCTCTTCCACGATCTTTTTAAGCGAGGCGGCCCCCTTTATCTCTTTCTTTTGCGCCGCTTTTGCGATATGCTCAGCGATATGACCGTTTCTCTTATGTCGTCCAGCAGCCTCACGTGACACGCCGTACTGGCTCGCGATGGCACGGTATGACACACCAGCGACGAGGGCCGTGTCGATCTCGATCCTCTGCGGGTGGTTGCAGATGCTGCACTGACCGCCGGGGGATCTATCCATCGGCTTCCCCCTCCGGCTGAGGCTTGAGATCGTCCCACCCTTCTTTCTCGGCGAGGGCGTCGAGCCCCCGGCGGACCACCTCGTCGAGGTCCTGCACCCGGAGCCGGCGCTTCATCAGCCAGGCACGGGCGTGCTCTCGACGAGAGACGAGGATGGACTTTAGCACGCGCTCACCACCTTGCAGATATCCAGCCGCCCTGCCCAGACCTCGCGGACCTCGATCGTCTGCGCGAGGTAGACCTTCCCGGGATGTACGCAGATGATCAGGTGCGGGATCTCGTCGCCGTCATACCGGCTCGCGAGGACGTGCCCGGTCCGCCGCCGGGGCTCGCCTATCAGCAGCGGGCAGGGGTCGGGGTCCTGGAGCAGGGCGACTGCCCCGGGACCGAGGAGGTAAGCGACGTCGGCCCTGGTGATGAGGTGCTCGGTGTCCTCGATCACCACGCGGAGCCCACCCTGGTTGTCGGCGCGGATGTTGCCGGCAGGGGGAGTCATTCATCCCTCCCTAATATCCCCGAATGCCACGCGAGCCAGCACTGTAATATCGCCCCCCCAACGATCACGGCGAGGATAACTCCCATACCGAGACAGTATGCCAAATCGTGCGAGATCATACCCTCACCCCGAACACATCCCGCTCATCCACGAATCCGGCGAACTCATGCCCGGCGATCGTGCAGGTGCACCAGAGCGATGAGCCGTGCACCGAGCCGACCCGGAGGTCTGACATGATCGGGAGCTGTTTCAGGCGCACGAGGTCGCCTTGTCGGGGGGTCATTCGTCCTCCTCGCAGAGCCACGCCAGGAACAGCGCGACGCCTGCGAACATGCACGAAGCGACTACCCCTCCCCCTCCATAGAGTATCGACCACCGGACGAGTGCGAAGAGCGCGAACCCCCCGAAGACGAGTTGAGTGAACTCTCTGCAGTTCATGCCCGGCCTCCGGTCAACCCGTCTGCGAGGTTCTGCCATCGATGATCGTCGGTCAGTGCCTCTGCCAGGTCGAGCGGGCCCCCCCGGATCTCTCCCCGTGAAATCAGTTCGAGCAGCCGGAGGAGATCGGTCCACCTCATCACCGCCAGGGCGTCCTCTCGGTTCCGGCGGAAGACCAGGAGCGGGGTGAGTCTCTCCGCTGCCGCGTTCCGGGTGCACTGTCGCCACCACTGCGGGAGGGAGAGGGACTCGCACCGCTTCGCCTCGACACCGAAGGGGAACCGGGCCCGGGCTGCCGGGGAGAGGTAGAGGTC